TAGTTACCTGTGCTGTTGCCACGTTAAGCTGAGTTTCAATAAGAGTTGAACCGTCATAACGATACTTATTGATAGTTAAAGGTTCACCAGCCTCAAAGCTTTTAACATCTGATGAGTTTGTATTTAAATAATTAATAAAGAATGTATTAAGATTTGGTGGACGTGTTTCAAAACCTCGGGCAGCAGATATGATTGAAGCTATCAATCCAGTGTTATCACCCTCAACCTCGTATTTAGTTTCAATAGACTTTGTAGTTCCACTAATTACTTCATCTTGGATAACAGGAATATAAGCCTCAGGATCTGGTATTGAGTTTGTTAGTTTAACAAATTCTAATCCATCTAGGCTTGTAAAGTTACACCCTTTAACGATACTACCTTCTTGGTAAATATTATCGCCAAATTGCTCAACTTGATTTTGAAGAATAGTTTGTAACTGAGTAAGCTCTCGAGCTTGGACAGCGTAAGCAGGTTTAAACAGAATTTTATAAAATTGCTTCTCTATATTAAAATCGTCAAAATATGGAGCAATATTTAAATTTTTATTAATAGGCATCTATCATGTTTCCTTAAAATTCTAATACTAATTTGTATTCTTCCCGTGAGGTTCTTGTACGAACGAGAGGAACAAAATCTTCCATGAAGTATACTTGCCCACTTCTTTGGATGTAATCTGATTCTATCGTATTATTGGCTTGTGGACTATTTATTATAATTCTCTGACCCGTAGAATTAACAATTGCAGCAGTTGGGTCAAATGATATATCGTTATTTGCTTGGTTAGCAAATGGACCCATATAGTTTGAAATATACGCTGTGTTAGCTGTATCGTCAACCTCGTGTATTTTACCAGTAAATGTAATTTTATTTGATGAGTCTAATTGAGTAACAACATCACCTTCAATAGCATATATGATGTCGTCTGTTACAATTTTAATTCTATTATCAAATACGTCCGGTGTATTTGCGGTATTGGCTGAAGCACTTACAAATTCTGGATTTTTAACAATACCAATATTAGAGTAACTGCTTTCTGAACCGATTTGATTATTATCAGTTTCTGTAATATATCCATATAAAAGAATATGACTACAATATAATTCATCAATAAAGTTATAACCATGTCCACCGAATGGTGAAAGAACTGGTCTTAATTCTACTCTAACATCAACAGAGTTAGGATCTTCTGGAGCAAAATCAAACTCAGGATCTTTAACTGATGCAGTTAAATTAGTATAACCACTTCCTGGGTTAAGGATAATAATATTTGTTATTTGTCCATTAATTACCTCTGACTTAGCAATGCAGCCACTGCCGTCTCCCTGTAATTCAACAGTTGGGATAATTGAAAATGTTGCGATATTTGAAACGCCGTCACCGCGTGGATCACCAATAACTCTTGCTCTTCCAAGTCCTGAATTTGGCTCATATTCATATGTATCAATTTTATATAGGTAGGATACGCCGTCTGGATTGGTAGCATATATTGTCATACCTGCATAAAAATTTTGAATTTGGTTAATATTAGAAGCTCTTAATAACATATCACCAGAGTTTGAAGGTGATGCTGCCATAAAACCATCTAACGAAGGATAACCATTGTTATCAACTGGGTTTTCAATAAAGATGTCTGATAACTCTGAGCCGTATACAACAGCAGCAGAGTTTGCATTTGGATCTGGATTTATTTCAAACTCAGCAGGTAAAGGGATATAACCGATTGCGTTATATGCTTCAAACTCATTTGATTCAATAGCATACATAAATTTCCATACGTATTTATCGGCTGTTCTATATATTTGGTCTGTTGTAAATGCATTCCAATTTGGTGGAGCAGATGAAGCGCCGCCATTATTGTTATATAAACATTTAAATACTCGATAATCACCAGTATCGTTATCGTTTGGTCCTACAACAGCGTAAAACTTTTCACCATCTAAATCAATCCTATCATCGTATTGAACGTAAGTAGCGTCTTTCTGCCAAGGATGGTATTTAATCATAAACTTAGTATCAGATCCAAGAACCTTTTTACCGAACACTGTATTTTCTAAAAACTCATTTTTACTATACTGTGCATTGGTCGCGCTTTGGCGTGTATCAGTTGTAATAGAAGAAACAAATACATAAAAGTCGTTATTCTGAATGTCTGTCATAAACATTCTAGTTGTATCATTTTTTAATTTTGTAGTAAGTATTTCTGCCATGTCACCTAGCCTGCCTCTTTGTAATATTTATAAACAATTTACTAACCTCTTCTACGTATATTAGGTCTTGGGTAAACTTTCCCAGATGCAGGTCTTGTTTTAAAATTTTGTTTTGGAAGTGTATTTCCATCTATTGGTCGCTGATTAATCCATCTTAAATATTTGTTTGCCGCGCCTTGTAAACTATTTCTATCATACGCATCGTCTGTACCAGAGTCATACATGGCATTCATAGTTGAGTTATCAGTTATCCATTGTTGTGCTTCTGATTGAGTTATCCTTGGCCAAGACTCTGCAAGCAATGCAACAACTCCTGCCACCTGAGGGCCCGACATACTTGTTCCTTGATACTTACCTAATTGGTATGAACTATTTCTAGCATCATTAGTACCACCTGAGTGCAAACTACTTTGAATTGCTTCACCAGCTGCGTAAATATCAACTTGGTTACCGCAGTTACTAAACGTTGCTTTAACTTCATTAACATTATTTGATGTAGCGCCAACGTTAATATTTGCGTTAAATCCTGCAGCCGAACCTGTACCACGGTTTAACCAATAAGTTTGGTCAAATCCATAATACTGAACTTGATATGTATTATTCCAATCTTGGTCGGACTCGTTAACAGTTTTCCAACTATCATTACCTGCTGAACATACAATAATAATTCCATCGTCAATAGCATCTTGTTGGTCAGCTTGGCGTGAAGTAAACCAATATGGAATATCCATTTCTAAAGATGGAGCATAACAGCCTCGTGCTCTTAATTCAGCAGTAGTTAAATCACGTCCTGGACTAAACTCTGTACCTCTATATGTAATACTTCTAATATTACCAAAATTATCTGCGGCTGAACCGACAGGTATAGAACTACCATAACTATTATTTGTAATAGTAGGATTGCGTCTACCTGTAGCAGGGTTAATATCTTTTGTGTTATGCCATTCTCTAACATAATCCCATAACCTCGCGCTTGATAAGTTACTTGGATTTGAACCGTATGGACTAATGTTATAGATAGTTGCTTGACGTGCCCAACCTTGAGTATTACCTGCTACGGTTCCACCACAATGACAGCCATGGTTATTATCAGCTTCGTCTGCAGAATTTGTATATGAACCACTACGATCATACGCATAAGTTCCATTTGATCCATATCCTAATGCGCTCGATAAACTAAACCAATTAAATTGAACAACGCGCGATCCACCAGATCCATCACTATTGACCGCAAACTCTGGATGGGCTGGATCCATATGACCATCAATAATAACAACGTCAACGTTTTTACCTGATGCAGTTACGGTAAGATCCGAGTTTACATTTGAAACTCCATTGTCGCCCCAATTGGATCTGTTAGCAGCTTCAGAGTGTCTAAGCAAACCCCAGTTAAAATCTGTTGCATCTGTAAACCAATCTTTTGAAAACTTTTGATTAGTGACTGACCATCCTTGAGGTTTGGTAGTCAAATCAATTAATTCTACTAAATCACAATCCCAAACTCTAGGATCGTTTTTTAATTGGTTTGCTTCTTCATTAGTTAACATATAATGAGTATTACGGCTTATGTTTCTTCTATGAACAACAGGAACTTCTCGCCCCGGAATGTATAATGCTCCACCTTCAGTTTCCATGTCTTCGTAAAAAGAATCTAAATCCTCTTTATTATGAAGTGTAACAATCCATTCTTTTTGCATGTTATGCCTCTAACTGAAGTATTTCTATAGCCACTGTAATCGCAGCAGCACTACCATTTTTGCTTCTTACCTTCACTGGTATATTAGCGGTTGGTGTTGATTCTAAATTATAACCAATTGCTCCTGGCGCTATTAATACTTTTAAATTACCAGTTGATGTAATTACTTCGGCAACGATACCAGCATCTGGTGAAGGATCTTCTGTTTCAAGCCTAGAATTATCTGCCGTTCTTGCTGCGTTAGTTGTATAAAGTGTTACCCAAGCAGGGTGTGATGTTGTGATTGAATATAACGCATATCCTTTAAACCCAGTAATATCAATGTCTGTTGATACTCCATCAGCGATTGATGCCGTAGCAGCCGAAGGAGATGAACGACTTGGTAAACCACCGCCACCGCCTGAACCAACTTCAGAAAAGTCTG